GGATTGGCCAGTTTCATCGATCCCGCCGCCGTGACCGTCTGGGAGTCCGGCGGCCCGGCGCAGCTGACCGACGGGAACGTGACCGGCCTGACCAACAGCTACAGCGTCTACGGATACATGGCGGTGGCCACGACCCATGCGGACGGCCTGATTCCGGTGAAGTTCGCCACGGCATGATGATCGCTGACAACATCCTGCTGCAACGGCTCCGCGACGAGGTCGGAGTGCCGGCCGGAGAGGACGAACGGCTCACGGTCAAACTCGCGGCGGCGCGCCGATACGTCGCGCACGCGGTCGGCACCACCGCCGTCGATGACGATTTGCTGGCCGATTGCATCGTCTCCTGCGCGGCGGACCTGTTCAACATGCGTGACGCGCGCCTGGGCGTGATGGACGTGGGCGACTCGACCGTGGAACCATTCAGGATCTCCACCGACCCGCTCCGCTCGGTCTGGCCGAAACTCCGCGCCGCCGGCGTGCTCACCGGGGGCATGGTGATCGCATGAACATCCAGGAACAACGCACCGCCCTCATGGACACGCTCGCCGACATGCTCGACGGGCTCGTCAGCAGCATCAGCATCGACGCCCAACTGGTACGCCCAGCCGCCGGCAAGGTGGCCGTGTTCATCGAACCTCCGACCGTGGAATGGCCGTCATGGGGCCCGCCGGAACCGGCCTGGACGTTGGACGTCATCGCCGGCACGCCGGCCACGCAGCCATCCGCAGTCGATGACATCCTCACAGCGCTCGACCGGCTCGCCGAACGTGGACTGAACATCCAGAAGGCCACGCCAGCAACATGGAACCTCGCAGGAGCCGGCACGCTCGCCGCCTACCAGGTCACGTTGAACGCCCTGGAAACCGAATAAGACAAGGAAAGGAAAACAATCATGGCTGGAAAGATCCGCACGCTCGGACCAGGCATCTTCAAAATCACCGACACCGAAAATGGACGCGATTTCAGTGCCGACTTGACGAAAGCGCAGCTGAACCCGTCGAACAGCAGCGACGACCCGACCACCTTTTTGGACGGATCAGAGGAAACGAACACCACGACCACGTGGACGTTCGAGGGCACCGTGGGCGACGACTTCAGCGAGGACGGTCTGTCCGTCTGGCTCTTCGACCACAAGGGCGAGACGCTGCCGGCCCAGTTCGTCCCGAACACGAACGGCAAGATCCAGTGGACCTTCAACGTCACCATCGCGCCAATCGCCATCGGCGGCGACGTCAAGTCGAAGAACACGAACGATCTGAGCTTCGCCGTCACGAACGTCGCCCACACGGCCTACTCGGGTAAGTGATGGCTGACAAGGCATTGATGGTCGTCGGCCAGAAACGCTTCGTGCAGACGATGCGCAAGGCCGGCGCGGACATGGACGACCTGAAGGAAGTGAACCGCGAGGCCGCGCAGATCGCACTGCCCGCCGTCCGCAACCTCGCACCACGAGGCAAGACCGGCCGGCTGGCCGGCAGCCTGCGTGTCGGAGCGACGAAACGCGCCGGCGTCATCCGCGCCGGCCGCAAGGCCGTGCCATACGCGGGCCCAATCAATTACGGCTGGCCGAAACGGCACATCCGGCCACGGCTCTTCGTCAACAACGGCGTCGCCTCAACCGAGAGCCAATGGCAAAAGGTCTACAAGGACTTCATCGACAAGACACTGAACCAAGTGAAAGGAAAATGACATGGCAACCACCCGCATCACCTACACGGACGGGACCAGCGAACTAGTGCCGATCACCATGCGCGCCACCTGCAAGGCCGAAGCGCACGCCATCGAGGCCGGCTGGGGCCCCATCACCCAGTCCCCCGTCCGTTCCGGAGCCTACGCGGCCTACGCGGCCCTGCGCATGGCCGGCCACAATCTGCCCGACTTCGAGCATTGGCTGGACACCGTGGCGTCCTTCGACCTCGCGGCCGCGAGGGAGGAGACGGAAGAGGGAAACCCTACGGACTAGCCGCGTGGCCCCAGGACTCGCTCGGCCGTCTCTCGTTCCTCCTGGCAAGCCGTTTCGGCGGCACGCCATGGCAATGGCGCAACGAGGCCGATGAAGCCGATTGGGGCACCGGCATCGCCGCGCTTCTCAAGGAAGCGGAAGAAACACGGAAGGAGTGAACCATGGCGCACAGCGCGATCATGAGCGTGCGCATCACCGGCAACGCCGATGATGCCGTCAAGGCGTTCGAGAAGACCACCACGAAGGCGGCCGCTTTCGGCAGCGCCATCGGCGGATTGGCCGTCAAGGGCGTGACCGCGCTGTGGGACACGGTGAAGGGCTTCGCCGGCGACGTGGTGAACATGTCGGACAGCACCGACAAGTTCATGAACACCATGAGCTTCGCCGGCATCGACACCAAAGCCGTGCAGGCAGCAGCGAAGGAAACACGCAAATACGCCGACGCCACCGTGTACGGCCTCGATGACATCCAGAACACCACCGCGCAGCTCGCGGCAAACGGCATCGGCAACTACATGGAACTGACCGAGGCGGCCGGCAACCTCAACGCGGTGGCCGGAGGCAACGCCGACAGTTTCAAAAGCGTCGCGATGATGCTCACGCAGACCGCCGGCGCGGGAAAATTGACCACCGAGAATTGGAATCAGCTCGCCGACGCCATTCCGGGCGCGTCCGGCAAACTCCAGGAGGCGCTGCTGAAGAACGGCGCGTACACGGGCAACTTCCGCGACGCCATGTCCAAGGGCGAGATCACCGCAGACGAGTTCAACAAGGCGCTCATGGACCTCGGCATGACCGACGTGGCGAAACAGGCCGCGACATCGACCAGCACCATCGAGGGAGCCATGGGAAACCTCGAAGCAGCCGTCACCGGCGGCCTGACCGACGCGTTCAACCTGTTCAAACCGGCCGTCACAGGCGGCATCAACGCGGCCGCGACGGCAGTCACAAACCTCGCGCAGAACGGCACGCAGGGATTGCAGACGTTCTTCACACAGGTCAAGGACACCGGAGCGTTCACCGCATTGCAGACGGCCGCGCAATCCGTCGGCACCGGCCTGCAATCATTGTGGACCGGCATCATGGCCGTCGTGAACGCGATGACCGGAGGACAGCCGGCCGGAACCTCGTTCGGCAACGTGCTCAACACCGTCGCCACGGCCGCGCAGACGGTCGGCGGCTGGCTGAAGACCGCCGGCGACTGGATCAGTCAGAATCTCGACCTCGTGACCCCTCTCGTGGCCGCGATCGGCGGAGCCGTGGCAGCGGTGACCGCGGTGACCACGGCCATGCAGCTGGCCGCGACGGCGCAGGCGCTGCTCAACGCGGTCATGGCCGCGAACCCGATCATGCTGGTCATCACGCTCATCGCCGCACTCGTGGCCGGACTCACCTACTTCTTCACCTGCACCAACACCGGCAAGGCCGTCTGGTCGAGCTTCACGAGTTTCCTCTCCGGCTGCGTGCAGGGCATCATCGGATTCTTCTCCGGACTCGGCTCCACAATCGTCAACATCTTCAACTCGGCAGCGAACGGGGCAAGGAACACGTGGAACGGCGTCGTCGGCTGGTTCCGCGGACTGCCCGGCTCCATAGCCGGGTTCTTCGGCAACGCCGGCAGCATCCTGTACAACGCCGGCGCAAGCATCATCAGCGGATTCCTCAACGGCCTCAAATCGATGTGGAGCAACGTGACCGGCTGGATCAGCGGCATCGGCGACTGGATCAAGGCCCACAAGGGCCCGGTCAGCTACGACCGGAGGTTGCTCATCCCCGCCGGCCAGGCCATCATGACCGGTTTCGCACAGGGCCTCAACAACGGGTTCGACAACAGCGTTGAAACCGCTATCAGCCGCGCCAACCGCAGACTGGCGGCCATGCCTCTCAACCTCTCCGCACAGGGCAACACGGCCACGCCAGTGGTCAACACCTGGAACGTGGAGATCAACGGCGAGGTCATCGACAAGGACGGCACCGCCAAGGCCATCAAACGACTCCTGGCCGACTACGACGCAAGGAGGTCATGAGATGCAGCAGTGCTTCATGTTCATCGGCACCGGCACCGGCTGGACACCGGTGAACGACTCAGCCAAGGACATCGCGGCCCTCGACTCTTTCACTATCCGGTGGGGAAGCGACAGCATCGACGAACAGCCCGAACCTGCCGTGATGAACTTCACCCTGCGCGACAAGACCGGACGGCTCGCAGGCCAGGCATTGACATTGGCCGGCATGAAGGTGATCGTGCAGTTCTCCGATCAACCCAGATGGCAAGATCTTCAGCCGTCGATGGGCGTCTGGGAAGATCTGCGTATCCCGATCAGCTCGCTGCACCGCGCTTACTCCCCCGGCTCGCCGGAATCCACCGACTCGCCCGCCTCTACGATGTTCGCCGGCACCGTCTCCACCGGCGGCAGCATCGAACCGGCCAGCGGCGGCGGGTGGCTGCTCAAGCTCTCCGCCACATCGAGGATGGCCGTGTGGAAGCGCCTGCAATCCCAAGGACCGACAGACACGGCCGCGAAATGGGACGGCGCGCACTGGATAGGCACACCATCCGCACGCCTTCAGGAGATGAACCGCAGGGCCTCGGCGCAGGGAGCGCCGGAAGCCCAACTGGACGGGCTCGCCCTGCCATCGAGCGTCGCGCCATACACGTCATCCGACCACCCATCGCAGCTCGACCTGCTGCACCGGCTCACCGTCGGGCCACGACTCCCTCAATGGCATGAGGTCTACGACGGCGCTACATCAAGCCTCCGGCCATTGTTCCTCGCCGACCCGATCGCCGTGCACCTGTCATCGGACGGCCGTCTCAGCGTCCTCGCCGGCGGAGAGACACGATACGCGCTCTCGGCGGCCGACATC